TCTCTCTTGAATTGGCGATTTCTGGGCGCCATCTTGGGTTTACCATTATTTCTTCAAAAACCCTTTCATATAGGTTAGATCACGAGGTATTTTTTTCATCATTTTTTTATATCCTTTATGAGATTCAGAAGCTCTATGTTCTCTTAATGTATCAGCTATAATTTTTCTTTCCTTTGGAGAACCCTTTTTACTTACTTTAGGTGCAACTCCAGTAATAGCTTTAACTCCACCTTTTGTCTCTGTAAAAGTTTTATATGCTTTATATCCTTTTCCTAATGTAAGCCATCCCATTATTTTTTTCCTCCTTTACCATTTCTCCAGATTTGAGTTCCCTTTATACCAAAAATACTTCCAACTACAAGTATCCACAATGTAGTGAACCATGTCGGTAATGTAGCAAAATATTCAAAAAAGAGTTCTACCTTATACATTGCCTGCGGATCGTCACTTATGACCGCCCACATTAAAACAATAATGGGCGCCGAAATAATCACGAGGACAAATTCGTCCTTCCAGTCGGATTGCCGAGCCTCCAAGAGCTTGCCCTGGTATTCCGTCTCCCCTCGGGCCATCTTTTCTGCCGTCAGTAAAGCGGCTTGGGACATCGCTTCTTTCTGTCTTTGCTTATTCGCATAGACCTTGGCACCAGTCTTCATCGCCATTCCTAATAAATTAAACCACATGTTAGTACCAAGTTACCGGTTTTTGTTTTTTACGAGTATACTGACCAGTGGGAGCAACTTTGTCTCCAGTTGCAATATAGTTTTTTCCTCTGATACTAGTCTTTGATCTTGGATCAATTTCTTTTTTCTGTTCAGGGATCTTAAACTCTTTGCCTCCTGTTTTATAATTCCATGCCATAATGTTCTCCTTTTATAATATTTTAGTTAATTTGGGAAATCCTTTTATCAGACCACCCTTATTTGCCTTTTCTCGTGAAGGTTTCCAGCCTGTTTTCCTCATTGTGCCATAAACGTACTTATCACAACGTTCTTTTGACAAACCTTTCTTCTTACATTGAGCTTTTAGCTCTTGTTCCATTTTTTCAGGCATTAATTGCCCCTTGGCTTCATCCTTGCAAGTGTTTCTCTTGATTCATTCGCCATTTCTTGTTTTTCTATTGAAGTGTCGGCCCTTAATTCTGCCAATTCTTCATTCTGTTCAAGTTTATCTTCATGAATATCCTGGCCTTGAACTAGTTTAGCTTGATCGATTTCAGTTTTCTTCTGCATTTCCTGTTTTTTACGTTCATTTTCCATAGCTCTTAAATCTACTTCTCTGGATTTAAGTTTTAACAATGGATCGTGATCGAATTGTGAAGTAATTGTTTTTTCTTCCTTCATAAATTCTTCAGTCATCTCTGCAATCAATTGTGCTTTTCTTGCTTCAATCTTCTGAGTGATCTGTTGCAGTTGTTGCTGAATCTGAGGATTCATTGCAGCTTGTTGCTGCATTTGTTGTATTTGCATAAACTGTTCTCTGAATTCTAATTGTACCTGTTCCGTAGCCATGAGGCTGATATGCTCTAATATATTCTTTTGTAATGCTCCCATCACCATTGGATTGTTTCTAACCAGGTTCGTTGACATAAAGTTCAAGTGCGCCGTTACATGGGCCCTGTGGTCCTGTCCTGGAAACGCCTGAAAAGGCTTTCCTCCCAATGCATCAATATGTTCCAACGATGGATCCTTAGGTGCATTAGGCGCCGGTGGCGGTAAAATTCTGTCAATATCCTTTACTCCTAACGCTTCATACATTTTTCTGAATGCCATGTATGTATTGTGAATCTGAGGATTGGACATTGCTAGTTGCAGTCCCGTCTGTGCCAGCGTCAGTCTTTGCGACATTGAAAAAATGTTAGGATCGGCAACGGGTAGAATATCGATTCGTTCGTCGAAGTCTGTAACTTTAATATTTCTTTGTCCACCTACAACATCGTATGGATATTCTGGTGGAAGATACTGTGCAAATACTTTTGCCAGTAATTTAAATTCCTGTCTTAATGCCGCGTATAATCTTTTATGGATCGCTGACATTACCCTGGAGCCACGCTCTAAGAGGGCCACGGTCGTACCAACTGCTGCATTTTGGTTCCCGTCACCGACCTGCATATCAGCGATCGACGCGAATCTCTGTCCTGCTTGAACCACCGCTCCCATTAAAGTTAATAATGTTTGTGAAGGTTCTTTGTATGGTAAGAAAACGAATGCATCTTTTAAATTTCCACCCGGTGTATCTACATCTTTAAATTCACCCGGCTGGATAGGTGCCGCTTCGTCTTTGACCCTTACGCCTCGTTGTTTAAAACCAGCGGGAAGATTGGATAGTGTGCCTGCGTCTAACAATTGGCGGAGAGCCGACGTTGCCGTCCTGCTCAATCCGCCAATCATGTGAATGAGTCCAAAGCCATAAAATCCTAGTCCTGGCAGAAACTTGAAGTGGACAAAATATTGAACTTTATTTTTCAATGGATCATTGGGCGCATAGTTCCTTCTTATCGAAAGAACTTTCATACTACCTTCCTCGATGGTTACGACGTAAGGTAATTTTATTCCTGTTGGCATTCCGTCCTGGCCAACATCTTCAAAACCTTCCAGGTCCAGATTCACATGACATTCCAGAAGCGTGTACACGCTTTGGGTCTGTGTAGACTTGGTGGTTCCTTCCAGTGTCTTTTCCTTGTCTTCGATTTTGTCGTCGACAGCCATACCTGGTTTTGCTAATTCAATGTCCCTATAGAAACCAGCAATCTGCTGCTTTCTCAAGTCGTTCTCCGACATCTTGATTACATGGACCACTGCTTCCGCATCGTCTAATGAGGTAGCCGTATACGGAATCACGAGGTCGTCTGCAGGGACAAATTTAGAGACGGCTCTTCCTAAAAGATCGTCGTAGTAGACTTTCTTGAAAGTCGAACCGCTCAAGGGTAAATGGAAAAGCATCTGGTCAAATTCAGGTTCGTATTCCTTCATCTGGTCCATCAGCTGAAAATTCATGAAATCTTTAACCCGCTGCGACTGTGATTCCTTTGCAGGATTCGATACTCCAATCACCTGGGTTCTAACCGGTCCATCCGCCGGCAATAATTCTTTATAGGCTAACGCCTGAAACTGTGTAACCGCTTCTGCGAGCACGGGATGCGTTGCACCTGATGCTCCCTGGAAGGGTTCTGTCCTGTTGTCGTACTTGAAGCCGAGTAGGTCGAGTCCTGTAACGTAGGACTGCTCCCATTCCTTCCTTGACATTTTATAATCGGTATAGTCGCCGCGAAGCTTGATTCCTGTCGGATCAAGAACGTCGTCGGGCAGAATGTCCGCGAGGTTGTCAAAATGGCCCTCGGTCCCCGGAACGTTGATCGAGCCCGGCTCAAAATTGATCGTAGCTCCGCCGTCGTCTTCCGGTGTGACTTCTACGGGTTGTCGTTGTTCTTCCGTAACGTCGACGTCCGTTGGCGCTTCCGAGGGTGGAATTGCAACTTCTGTTCTTACGTTAGGGAGCGATTTATCTGTTAGGTTTTCTGCCATTTGTACTCCTGTTAATCCATATCATCAATATATAGCGAACGCAACCCTCGAGACACGGATCCCGAATCAGGGGCCACGGTTCTTGTTAGGCCGCCGCGTGCAAAATCATGTACTGGTCTTTCATATGTCCCTCTGAAAAAAGAATCCCCAGTACCTTTCGTTCCTACATCTCCCCATTCAGGACTCATCATTGTCTTAATAACATATTCATTAAATTCAGGAGAAGATTTTCGATAATTATTATAAAAATCAACAATATTCTCAAATCCAAATTCTTTAGGATCTAGAGGATCTCCTTCTTTATCTCTCATAAACGCTTCCGCCTGTTTTTGGGGGGTATCAAAACGTTTTTCTTTAGGCATAGCAGAAGGACGACTTATATCTATGTTCATAGATTTATAACGATCACTCTGTGGTGGATCTAGTTCATATTTTAACCGTTGTTGTGTAGCCCAGCTTTTAGCTGGATCTGTACTTTCTACTTCTCTTGAAGCCAATCGATATTCTTCTTCTCCAGCAGAACCTACATCTAAAACTCCTTTTCTACTTAAATTCTTAACATAATTCTCTTGTCTCTCAACATCAGCTCTTAGTTGATTGACTTGTTCATCAGTAATTTTAGATTTGGGCCCTTTCTGTCTTTGAATCATCATTGCCAATGAATTTTTCATTCGATTCAATTTTTCAATTTCAGCGGTGCCTGCAACAAACTTCTCGGCCCCTGGTCCCGTTTTCGGGAATACTTTGGTAATATCCCTGAATTCTTTTTCAGTTCCTTCTGTAAACATTCCTGTTATCCAATTATTACGCAAGGCTTCACCCAAAGATTTACCTCCAAGCATCTGAGTTGCAATATCGCCTGCTTCAAGTAAAACATCACCACCTAGTCCTAAAGGTCCTAACCATATCATCGCTGTTCGAGCAGCTCCTTTTTTTGCTCCTGCTTGAACAATTTTCTTCATGATTGCTGCATCACTTTTAGTAGCAATGTTTCCTGTTTTAATTTTTTGAATACCTCTTTCTACACAGTTTCCTCCTACTCGCCCTGGTACTTGAAATCCGATACGTCCTCCTTCGGCACTCCCGCCAAGGCCACATATTAATTTTGCTAAACCTCTAAGTTCTTTTTTGGAAGTTTCTGGTAAATTAACCTTTTTAAAATACTTTTCCATACCTGCAGCTGTGGTAAGAGCAGGATCAATATTTTTTATTTTTTTAGCTAACACATTTTGTGCTTCGATTGCTTCAAGTATACTTTTTCCAACAGGGGCCTCTCCTAAAACAATACTTTTCTTACCAAGACTAACAATCTTTTTACCTGATGGACTAATTTCTCCAATATCAATATTTAGATTCTTAGCTAGTTTTTCTATTGCTATTTTCTGTTTTGCAGACCCACTAATACCTTTTTTAACATTCTCTATAACGCTTGCATACTTATTATCTAGTCTTTGTTTAATGCCTTTATTAAAAGTTTCAGTTGATGGCATACCTGTTAAAAATTTCTCACCGCTAGCCCCTAAATTCTCTATTGCTCCAAAGGACAAAGGATGATCTAGATTTAAAATGATGTTAGGATATTTTGCTGCAATTTCATGCTTCATTCGGAAAAAATTCTTAACGTTGCCTGTAGCTGTCTTGAATTGCTTTGTAGTAATTCTACCTGATTCACGAGCATCTCGAATCAATTTAAACCAACTACGACCTTCAGGTCCTTCAAATCCATCAACCTTCCATAACATATCGCGAACTTCATTTAGTTTTTTCGTGTTTGTCTGATATGATGCCGAGGGTGAAGCAGGTAAATAAACTGTGGTTGGATCTAGTCCTTTATTAATTTTTAATTTTTCCGCATTAACATTGTTAAAAAGTGTCTCTGCCCCTGCTTCTACTTTTGATACAGATAGTTTTAAATTTTTTGCTATTTGTTTAATGGAAGTATCTCCCTGATTAACTCGTTCAAGAATCTTTTTTTGAAGATCTACTCTTTCAAGTTGCCATGCTAATTGATTCTTTGTCATAGCCAAATTACGTCTTTGACTAGCAGGTATAGCGTTATATTTCTTTTGGGCATTTTTAATAATGGTTTTACTTACACCACTTTTTTCAGATAGCCATTCTATTTGCTCTGCTGTAGCATTTGCAAATTTTATAGCTTGATTCTGGTCTAAAAAACCTTTTAGTGCAATACCTCGACTCGTCTGGCCAGCAGCTCGTTCTGTACGACTAATAAATACTCTTGCATCCTTATCAACATTATAATCAATAATCCTGTTTGCAACTGCATCCATCCATGGAGATGCTTTTATATTAGCATACCCCTGCCTCACGCCTGATGGTCCGTGGTCCACGAGCTGTGAAACACCGCCCTTGGATCCGAGGAAAACTTCATTAGTGCTGAAAGGGGGTTTTTGATAGTACAATTCTTCTTTAGGGCTTAGTTCGTCAAATTCTTCGGGCAACACAGCTGTGGGCTGATTGCGGGACGCAAGCCACTGGGTCGTGTCAAAACGCTTGGGCGTAGACTCGTTGCCGTACAGGTCGTTGATTCTGTTGATGTATTTTACAATGTTCATTATTCGCCTAACAAAGGTGCAAGACCACCTTTATTTAAACCTACTCTGCCGCCCGATGCTAGACCAAATATTCTTTTTTGAAGATCTGTATCGCCTGACATTTGAGTTTTATAAAAATCTATCAATGCATTATCTGCTTTAGTTCTATAGGGTTTTATTCCTTCTTTACCTAATATTGATTCTAGTTCGCCTAATTGATTTCTTAAATTATATCCAGTGTATTGATCAGATAATCGAAGAGGACCGCCTTGCATATTAAATTGTTCCATATACTGTGGACCATATCTAAAAAATGGACTACCTCCTCCTATACGTCCTCTACTAAAATCTGGGTTTTCAAAATTTTGACCTTGAAGATATGCATCATCTAATGCCAGTTTTATTTCATCTGGATTTAAAGTTTTTAAATAATCTACATCAAGTCCAGTTCTAAATTGATCTGGATACATTCTAGCTATTGAATTTTCGTTTTCAAAACCAGGGTCTATTTCTTTTAAAATTCTTTGCATAATTGTTTCTCTTGATGGACCCTCAACATCTGTTGGTTTTGTAACATCAGGTGTCGGGGTTGCTGCTTCTGGGTTTAATAAATCGTAAATTCTTTCTCCAATTTCTTTAGGTGGTTCCTTATTAACGTCAGACATATTTTGTCTTTCCATAATTGCAGGACCTGTTCCATAGGTGTCATTTATAATAGAATTGTAAAGTTGTAAATCAGTTGGGTTCAATCCAGTTGCTCCTCTTATATTAAGGTCTATTGATTGTTCAGGTCCATATTTTCCATATTGAGCGTATGGATCACTTGGATCTGCAGTATTCAAACCTGCTTTATATGTATTATAAAGAGTTGAAGCTCCTCCAACTAAAGCGGCATCTGTCAAACCTGAACCAGGTATTTGTTGTGCAACATCATAACCACCCATTCTTTTATACTGATTCTCATCTATTTTTCCTGCTGTCAATGCATTTCTAAGTAATTGATTGTTAGCGTTGTGTTGATCTAATCTATCTTTTAAAGAAATTTGATTAGCTTGGTTTTGTTGTAGTCTTTGCAAAATTGTTTCTTTACTTGGGTTAAGTGCTTGTCCTATTTGAGACAAAATTCCTGGTGCTTGTGCTCTTTGATGTAAAGGAACTGCACCCTGTTTTTGCATAAATGCTGCTTGTTCAGCAGTTGGATTTGCTCCAACATAATAATTTTCGAAAGGCATTTTACGTCCCTGTGCTTCTGTTAGTGCAGCTGTTTTTGCTCCTGCAAAAGGACCTGCTGCCGTGTCAACTACTACATCTTGTGTTGTTTCAACCGGTGATTGCCTGACCTGTTGTAGAGGAGGCATTACCGTCGGAGCCTGGTGTAGAGGAGGCATTACCGTCGGAGTCCAATCATCTCTTCTAATTTCATATGATCCAACAGGATCGCCGGGTCTAACCGGTCTATCCAGTGGAATCATTGCACCTGAAGCGGGAGTGCCTCCTGTTTGATAAGGAATTCTCCCACCTTCCGCATACGTTGGTTCTCCTAACATGTAAGCCAGGCCGCCGGAAGCATTAGGCTTACGGCCTTTCATTAATAGATTCTTTTTAATATTTTCCAGCTGTAGAATGTCTTTATCGATATCCGTGTATTTCCCAAGATGACCATATACATCGGACATACTTTCCTCCATCTTCTTCATTATAAAATCCAGCCCTTCATCCTTCATCGCTTTGTTTTTTGCCTGTCGTTCAAGAATCTTTTTATCATTTTTAAGTCGATTGATCATAATATCAATCCCTTCGATTTTATGCGCAACTTCCCCTTCTCTAAAGGCCTTCTGTTCAGCAGATCCCATAACCACTTTTTCCATGGCTCTTTCTTCTGCCGACAATGAAGGAAAAAGTTTCTTAATAGGTTTATCTCTACCTTTAGAAATATTCTTCATCACACTTTTCCACAGCGCCCTTAATCCCGCACTACCGCCAAAGATGAACGGAACACGGCCCCCGGATGCATAATCACCTTCTGGTGTCCAATGTGCTCTCTCTGCTTTTATACTTGGTTTAGTTTTTTTAACTTTGCCTGTAGCAAACTTTTCTACTTCACTGAAATCAGATCCATGCGAACCGAATTTTTCAGAAATGGATTCTTCAAATTTTATATTCTCTGGATGTCCTCCAGTAAATTCTGCTTCATCAACCCAGAACTCTTCTTTTGTTTTAGTTGAACCTCTTCGAACTTTTCCGCCTGGGTAAGTTTTATAGGGCACTTCTTCACTTGCTTTATAAATTAATCTAGCAGGTTGACCTAAATGACCATCTGCAAAACCATGTTTAGTTAAACCTATATCTACTAATACATCTCCACTGTCTAAATTTTGTGTTACTAGTACATCGGTTCCTGATTCAGGAAGTTTAGTTGCATGAACAATTTCTCTTTCCACTGTTGCATATTGTTTAGTAACATCATCTCCTTGCTTAATAACTTTATTTACAAGAGGTACAAACCATTGAGGCATATCAGCCGTTTGTGTTATAGGAACCTTGGTTAATGCTTTTGCCGCCTTTGCAGCAGGTTTGAAAAATTTACCTACAAAAGGAAGCATTGACAAA